CTTCGACGCGGCCATTGAAGCGGCCGTGATCGCGATAAAATTGAGCGTCGCGGTGATCGCCGTAGCGACTGCGACGCTTCCGAAAGCGTCCATCAGAGCGATCCAGACAACCGGATTTGCGAAAATTGGCATAGATTAAATTTGCCAGCACCTCGCACCGTTGAGCGTCGCAAGCGGAGCGAAGATCAGTCCTGCGCGTCCTACGAAAGCGGAGCAGTGACCGAGATAAATCCCGATGGCGTTTCCGCGTCCGGTGTCCGCAACGATCAAATCGCCACGCGAGCAACGCGTCGTTTCTACCTCGACGATGCCGCAGGATTTGCGCGCATCCAAAAGGATGCCACAAACTCCACCGAGCTTGCGCAGCAGACGCATGGCAGACGCCGCAGAATCGTATTTGCCGCGAAGATCGGCAGCAGGGTCAACGCCAGTCACCATCTCCACCCAGTCGGCCGCAAACAGGCAGCAATCGCTACTTCCCCAGACAAACGAAACGTCGCGCCGCTCCTCGATGTAAGCGGCAAGCAACGTCGGCCAATGATCAGCGCGCGTCATCGAGTGGTGTCCGGCTCCGATGTTTCAGATCCGCCGTTCCAGTTGGTGCTGTTGGTCTGGTTTTGATTGCCCCAGAAAATGGTTTTTTCTTGGATCGCGTTCACGAATTCCAGACCGAGATCTGGTAGCGTGATCGAAGCGTAGGTCGGGAACAAGGTCTGTTGATCCTCGTCGGTGTATCGGATCTCACGCGTGCGCTTAAAATCAATGAGCTTGTTCTCCGCGCTCATCGTAATGAGCGAAGATTGCCCGTCGTCGCTGATTTGCATCACGTCCATGCGACCAGAAAAAACTGTGATCGGTGACGAGATGAGACCGGCAGTCGGAGAGAGTGCTCCGAACATGATCGAGCACGCACGGCCTTGATAATCCTCTTCGAGCGCGTCGTAGACAAGCGCGGTCGGCACTCCTGATAACTGCATCGTGATTCCTCGAGCTGCCAGATCCGTCGTTTCTTGCACCGGTGAAATCGTTCCGAGCGTGCCGAGACCGAGATATCCGGTGCCGTTGTAGGTCAGCGTGCCGTAGCCTGTCCAAAGGTAAAGCGGCGTGGAAAAGTCGAGTGACGCCATCAGGATCGGCGAGATCTGCGCGGTCGTTACCTGCGTCACCATGTCTGCCGAGATCGTCCTGCCGGCCGTTGTTATGCTCATGTTGCTACGTCCTCTATGATCGAAAAGCTGATGCCGTAAATTGAAGCCAGATCAATCGCCCACTCAGTCGAAGGTGACGTGAGCCGGAACACGCCCTTGGCGCTGGAGTAGGTGATCGGCGTGCTGACGGCGTAGCTTGAGCGCAGCACCGGGAACACCTCGACCGACGAAGACGAGTTGACTTGAATCACCTTGTACAAGCTGGTCGAGATTTGCAGCCAGTCGCCGAGCGCGAACGATCCCGTGCCGCCTGAGTAAGTCAGCGTGGTAGCATTCGCGGTTGCAGTTGCGACGAGCAGCGTTCCGGTGACGCCTCCTCGATTGGTCGGGTTCGCGTAGTCTTGGAAATAAAATGTGCCGCGCTGAGCTGCGAGAAGGAACGAGATCATGGTCTCGGCATCAGCGCGCACCATCGGCGGACAATCTACGGCACCCATCCACGCTTGTCCCGGCCAGTTGTATTGCTGCACCTGCATCGTGAACGGCGAGACGTTGCGAGCGACCGCCGAGACGCCCGTAAAGCTCAGGCGGCTTGCCTTAAACGGTGAAGGCGGCGAAAGCGGATAGGTTATAGCCATGATGTTTTCCTTTTAGGCGATCGCTGCGCGATACGATCCACCACGGCGCACCATGTCGGGAATCTCGGCCTTAAGCCGCTTGCGTTCCTGCTCAAGAATCGGCGCAAGATCGGAGCGCGAGACGCCGCTTGCGATGTTGTAGGTGACGTTGATCGACGAGCCGCTAGATCGGCCGCCGCTTCCGCCTCCATTCGGAATGATGCTGCCGGATGAACTCGGAACGAAAAGCTCTGGTCCTTTTTCTCCGACGACGTAGGCGTTTCCGGCGCCTACGGGTCCACCTCCAGCGCGCATTCCTGCAATGAAATCTCCGATTCCTTTCGCAAACGGAGTCGTGACTTCCTGTTTGAAGACGAGGCGCAGTAGATCTTGCGCAAGTCCCTTGATGATCTCGCTCAAGTTTCCTCCAGAAATCGCAGCGTCTTCGAAGCCTTGTGCGATCGCTTGGCCTGCATCCGTTGCAAGCTGCCTTGATTCGGCGATCAAAGGGTTGAGCCTGCCATATATCTCAACCAACTGATCTTGCAGGATTATGCGCTTACTTTGATTATCTAGAGTCGTCAACGATAGCTGTCCCATTATATCGGACTCTTTCGCTTTAAGCCCAATTATCTTTTCACTAACAGAAACTTCTTCGACATACATTTTGCTTTGAGCAACGCCCAAAGCCTCTCTCGATTTCATGTAGCTCTCGTTCACGGAAAAAAGGTTTTGCGCGACTCCTATCTCAATGCCTTTTGCCTTGTTGATTTCTTGCTGATACTTCAGCGGATCGGTTCCTTTGATCGCTTCGGCATTGGCTCGGATTTGCTGCGCTCTCTTTTTGTCCAACTCGATTGCCTGAGATTGTCCAAGTCCGACATTTTGTAACTGCTCATCGAGATTTGCTGCCTCTTGAGCGCCTAACTTCAACGCGTCGGCATCTCGCAGGAGTCTAATTTCTAATGCTTTTGCAGCAATATCACCTTCTGTGAATACGCCTGCTAAATTAGCCGCAGCCAACGCAAGTGTTCTCTGGATTGCCATTGCAGCATCATCAGCGAATCCAGTTGCGACTGTCAGTTCGTCCAGATCTTCAGACGTAAGACCAAGCCTCTTTGCATTTTTTTCTGCGTCTTCAAGCGACGCGTCCATCCGTTTAATTCCACCAACGACGGCGCCAAACCCGAAGAATGTCGCCATCCCAACGCCGACTTGCTTGGCCGTCGTGTGCATCTTCGACATCTTATTCTGCACGCTCGCGAAAGCCTGTGCGGTCTGGTCCACCGCCTTCAGTTGAAATGTTGCGCTTGCCATTTTATTTCGCGAGTTGGTTCCTGTGGTCTATGTAAGCAAGCCAGCCGTTCAATTCTTGAACCGGCATGGCAGCGACCTCGTGCGCAAACTTTCCGAGGCGATCCGCGATGGCGTAAACGGCGAGGAAGTCGGAAGCGTCCCCACCGTGGATCAGTTTTTTAGTTCCTCGACCGTCGGCGCCTCCGTCGAGATGATCGAGTTCGCGACCCGTGCGACGATGTTGCTGTCAGCCTTGTTCAGCAGCGTCGGCTTGTGGTCGATGTCGAACAGCTTTTTCCCTTCAGCGTCGGACGCTTTGAGAATCAGAATATCGACGAGCAGCTCCATGTCGTTCTCTCGGCTCTTGCGGTAGAGCTTGTTCTTCTCCGAGAGCGTGACCGGCGTCGCGTAGATCGTGAGCTTCCACTCAGGCACCTCGATCGTTTTGGTGCCGAGTGAAGCGAAGTGTTCCCTGACAAGGTCGATTGCGTCCATGCGTCACGTCACACTGTCAAAGTCGAAAGCGTCCCATTTCCTTCGATGGAGATTGAGCCTTCGACCATGCCGTCAAACGCCGCATTGACATCAAACTTCGTCACTACGCCAGCGCCGCTGTAATAGGTCGCGGCCGCAGCGATGCCCATCGGATAGAGATTCACGGTCACGGACGAGCCGATGGAGCAAAGCACCTGACCGGCATCGATCGGGTCCCAGAATACATCGCCCGACACGCTGAAAGTTTTCATCGTGCCGCGACGCGTGCGATAGGTGTCGCCGATCACGCTATCTTCGACCGTGTCTGAGGAATGCGAGAGAGCGTAGTTTTTCAACTCGCCAATCGTAGTGGATGAGATTTTGACGGTGCCAGAGCGTCCGAGTGTGTTAGCCATGTTAATCGATTGTTAGATAAATGCAGTTGAAAGTATGCCGAGCGGTTCCCCAGCGTCTGTCCTCGTCCGGCTCTATTACATAATCCACGGACGTTAAATGCAGATCATCGCACGCTCCGCCAAGCGTCACGTCGGCCAGCATTGCGGCCTCGACCGCAGCCGAGCCGGTATCGAAGAGGTCGTCGATCAGGTAGGTGCCGCTTTCCGCTGTGAAATAATCAACAACGAGTTCCAGTTGCCGGTATTGCGTGCGGTTGTTCGGAGCGAGCGTCCTGACCTCGATGCGCTCGGACACTGCGTAGATCGCAGCGGAAGGAAAGCTCACGCTGGCAATAGCGTTGTTCCGACCGCGTAAAATGTTGACGGTTGGGACGACGAGAGCCGCCGTGAGTTTCGTTGCGGCAGTGTTGCGGATGTCTGTGCGTGTGCTCATGCGGCTTCTTTAATTGGCATTGCTCCTCCGACCTTGGCGAATCCCAGATTGACTGCGCGGTTTGCCATGACTGCGGCCACCTTTCGTTCCGTCGTTTTGATCCGTGACGTTAGCACGGCATCAATTTTCGATTGGTAGTTCGGGATCTTTATATTGTAGGCGATGGCTTGAAGATATGGATTAGGACCAAAGTTTGATCTTGAAAATCCGAACAGACCAGAGCCGCCAGCTTGCGGTTTTAGCTTGTCGGAGAACTTTTTGTAACGTGCTCCGGTCTTCTTTGCAGAAGAGTTCCAACCAGACACCGACCAACCGACACGATCTTCAATTTCTTTTCTGTATTTCTTGAAATCTGCTCCAAATGCCAGCGCGACAGCCTTGCCGGTGACACGTCCTCGAGAATTTCTGCGGCTCATGTGCTCTTGGCGGATGGCTCCTATGTTCTCCAGCAACTTCATCCCATAATATCCTTTCAGATTCGGATTCATCAGAAGCTCGCGCATCTTCGCGATGTTTCTCGTGCGAGTATATTTCGCCATGGACTTGTAAAATCCGCCCTTCGTCGCCTTTGCTTCGAGATCCGAATATACAAGCGGCTGTGCCAGCTTTGAAAGGTCGCCTCGAACTGCGTTGACGCCTTGCTGCTTTGATTTCGGAGGAGTAAATTTGATCAGCGTCTGGAGTATGTATTTTGCCTCCTCCTTGATCACGAGTCCGAGATCAACCTTGGCCGCGTTGGCAAGTTTAGCCAACGCCATCTCGAGTTTCGCAGTGTCCGCTTTGATCGAAAAGCTCATATCTGTTTGCAGACGTCGATTTCGACTCCGGTTCCTTCTGCATCGAATCGAAGTTGCTCAACGAAGTAGGTCACGCCAGAGCGCACGAGCGTCTGAGTTTGAGCCGGCGTCGTTCCGACCTGATTCGTGGTCAGGAAGATCGTGAACTTGGATTCGTCGCGGCGCTGATTCTCAAACTCGTCGAACGCATTCCGCGACGAAGACCAGATGCCTGTGACCGTGCTGCCAAGATAGCTAAACGTGACGCCGGCCTGCGCCATGATGCCGTCGTAATCGGCTTGGAGTTGGGTCGAATCAAAGTCTCGGACGGCGGCCATACTTACACGCCGAACGTCAAAGGATGCGCGAAGCCGGCGAAAGCGCGTCGTTCTGCGAATCGCCGCTGAGAACGTGCCAGAACTCAGAGCGGACGGCGCCGCAGATGATCGACGGAGCGGAGTTTATGGTGAACACGCTGCGAGCGTCGCGCAGCAGACGCGGCAGATGCGACGACCGGCGCGCAGTCAGGATCGAATCCTTGGCGATTCCAGCCCTTCCGAGCGCCGCGGCATGGCTAGGGTCTGCCAGCGTCACGAAAGGCCCGCATATTCGATCCATTGCCTGTTCCTCGAGAGTCTCGAGCGAGTAGCGATTGCGCTGCGAGTAGCCGAACGGCGAGAAGATGCCCACGTCAGGAGTCAGATAGTAGTCGGCGAGGCTTGGCATCTGATCGATCAGGTCGAAGACAGGCTTGCGGTCGATGCCAGCGAGCAACGAATTTCGGCCATAGACAAACTCGAGCCACGTCTGACCAGATTCGACGAACTCGTTGAAACGATTCGGCCAGATTTCGAGATCCAGAAGCATTCCAAAGTCGTGATCCGCGCGCTGACTCAGCAGCGATGGCCGGCAGTAGCTGACGCAGTCGAAGAACTCGTGATACTGCTCGAGGCACTCGACAAAAACCTCGTCGCCGTCAGCCGCGAAGTGCCGCGCGATTGGCAGGATTCGGATAATGTCGCCGAGCCGCTGCGAATAGGCGATGCAGATTTTCATCGTGAGAAGATCATCGTCAAAATGTTCTGCATCTTGCTGTCGCTTTTGCGGATCTTGTCTTCTGGATTGCCGCAGTAAATTTTCCGCATTCCTTGCCTTTCAAAAACGCGAGCGAGCGAATCAGAATTGAAGTGCCAAAGGTGTTCTCCCGGTCGGCGATGCTTCCACGAGGTAAACCATTTATCTCCGAGGATGTAATGATACCAAGGCACCGAGACGACCACGCACTTCGCGTTTACCTTTGGCAGTTTTGCGAAGTGCTCGAGCGAGTCGAAGAACGTCACTACGTCCCACGCTCCTTCCTGCCAGTCTGGATCAACGGTCACAAAGTCAGGCGCCGGATAGGGCGACACGTCGAAACCGTAAAGCGTTGCAGTCGGCTTTGCTCGGCCGATCTCTGCCAGAAACGCACCGGTGCCAAATCCCACGTCGCAGATCGTCGCAAAGTCGCCTGCGTGCTGCATCACTAGCTTCGCGCGAATCGCAGACAGTTCTGCCTGCGGGTAATTCTCATAGCGTGCGACATAGGCGTGATCATAACGCGCCGTGATCTTGCGGCTGACCGATTTGAGCGCGCCGATTTCTTTGCAGAATTTATATCCGACCGGAGGTTTGGTCATGATGGATTTCGCAGCTCGAACAGTTCCTTGCCAGCCTTGTATCGCTCCGGCGAGTTATTGTGATCATACGTTTTGTCATTCGGAGCGCGTCCGAATATTGGATGCAAATGTTCAAACGTGATGCGGTCTCGTGCGTCAATGACCACGCCGTCCTTCCACGCTCGCGCGCTGAACTCGTTGTCCGAAAAAACCGATTCGTAGCCTTCGTGAAATAGTTCTTTGCCCTGCTGCTCGTATCGAGCGCGCGAGCAAATTGCCATGCAAAGCAAAGTGTCTGTGCGATTGCCGTCATTTACCGCGATCACGAACGAATCAAATGCCGGATCTTTATCTTTGACCTCGGCCAGCAATTTCTCATCCCAACCGAGAGACGGCACCCAGTCGTCCGAGAGCTGAACCAAGATGTCTCCGGTCGCCTGCCTTGCCGCGCGATTCCATGCAGCGACGCACGACTTTTTGTCAGAGACTACGCTGAGAAAATAATCAGCCATCTCCATCGAATCCTTGTCGTCCGAATCGACCGCTAAGATGTGTTCAATCTGCGACGCATTGGTGGCCGATGTGAGCCAAGCGTCACGGCAAGCGACGGCCTGAGACGAACGATGCCGCGTCGCATGGAGCAACGAGATGCGCGGAGTCTTGCCGGCGTAATACTGCGATTGCAGAAATGTTGCGCGTGCCAAGTTCCCGTGCGCGCGAAACGCACGCGCTGCCAGATCGTATCCTGCCCAAGTATACCACTTCACCTCGTGCGTCCACGGTCGGTCAGCCTCGAGCGGTTCGCGAAGCTCTAGCATTTTGTCTGCCCAATAACTTGCGCGCTGCGTGTCGTTCTTTTCAAAATACAAAAGAATCAGATGGGCAATCGCCTCGCGGCACCACGGATAAATTGCGTGCGCTTCCATCAGGTAGGTGAGCGCCTCGCGGTGACTATTGCAGAGCTTCGCCAAGTTGATGAGCGTCTCGTAACGAAAAGCCGGTTGCAGATTAGGAAACGAAATTGCGATCTTTCCGAACGAGATTGCAGCGTTGGTATTGACCGAGCAGTAATGCTCTTGGTGAATGTAGAAATACTGCGCGGCGACCTCGCGCACCGAGTGAGCAAGGATTCGCAGATTCCGCCGGCGGTTCTCGCGTTTAACGATTGCCGGCGAATGAATCCAGACCGGCGCCTGCCAGTCCTCGTGCTTGTCCTTTGGCAGAAGGAGCAGGTTTTCATGAACCTCGTGATGCCAGATGCGCCGGTCGTGGAACGCGTGCCTGCGGATTGCGCGCTCGCGATACAGTCGCTTGCCGCTGCCTCGCACGTCGTAGTAAGCACGCACCATCAGCACCTCGGCCGGCAGTAGCGCGAGCTTCTCGCGGAATCCTTCGACCTTCTCGATTAAATCGTCGCAGTCAGCCCAAACCAGCCAGTCTCCGGTTGCCTGCGCGAATGCCTTGTTCCGTGCCGCTGCAAACGAATCGACGTGGTCCCAAGCCTCGGCGCCCAACTGGTTCTTGTGCTCGCTAAAAACGAACGGAATGCCCTTCTCCGCGCACCAGTCACGCGCCATCTGTTCAGTCTCGTCCGGCTTCTTGATGCCGATGGCACGCACCAACGAAAGCTCGTCGAAGATTGGTGCGAACGAGTTCAGCATCGAAAGGATGTGCTCGATCTCGTTTCCGCAGATTACGCACAGAGAAATTCGCATGACGCTTTGCGATCTGTCAAAAACAAGAAACCCTGCGCCGGTAAAAGCGCAGGGTTCTCGAAGCGAACCAGATTGCTTTAGCTGTATTGCGTGGTGATCAACTGAGCCGCGTTCGAATTGACAACCTTCTCGGCGACGTAATGCGAAGATCGCACGACGTTCGACCGGATCGTCTCGTCGCGGTAGGTCGTCACGCCGATGACCGGACCATACTCGGACCAGTTGAGCGTGAAGCCAGCACCGCCGCCGAAGTAGCCGGCGCCGCCATCGGAGACCGAGCCGACCCAAGCCAGCGTGTTGCTCCAGATATTGGAGCTAGAGAATGCAACACCTTCGTTGGCGCTGTCGTAGGACGATCGACCGATCAGCACTTCCTGCACGCCCAGCGCCTCGGCAGCAGCCGCGAGACCGACGTTCAGGAACGTGTCGGACGAAACACCAGCACCGCGCAGGCGGTTCTGAAACTTCGTCGAAGCCTTGATGCGATTGTAAACAGGACTCGAAAGGACAACTCTGAGATTGTCGATCGACTCGCCCTTCGCGAGCAGACGATCTTTGCAGTCATCAACGTCAGCACCGAAATCGAACGTCGCCAGATTCGCGGCCGTGTAAGCGGTCGCAGAATTGGTCGCGGTGAAGACGGTATTGTCGAAGATTTTCGCAGCGACGCGAAGCTCGTGCGAGAGCATCAGCGAACGCTGAGAGAGCTTGCCGGCGATGACTTCAGCGTCGAAGAACCGCGCCATGTCAGCGGTCACAACGTCATCGATGGTATTCTCGATGCCGTATTCAATCGCGGTGTAGGTGTCCTGAGTGAACGACTGCGTCGCGCGAGGATACGCACCACCGACAGCGCGCTGCTTGGCGCTCTGCTTGAGAAGTTGCGCTTCCTTGAGGAGAAAGGTCGGATACTGCCCAGCGCGCACTGGCACGTTGAGCACTGGCATGACCTTGGTTCCGATGAGTCCGTTCTCCCAGTCTTTCGACTGTTCGAGGACACCGGCGATATCGCCACGGAATACCGCGGCTGCATTTGAGTAAGCCATTTGAGTAAATTTTTAAGGATTAGAGACTGTTCAGCTTGGGAATGAATTCGACCACTGCGCCGGCCTCGGTCGCAGTCGTCAGAGTTTTGCCGAGAATCACGGTGCCGCTGACGGCTCCGAGACCGTTAGCGCCGATATAAATCGTGTCACCGACCGTAATCGGACCGGCGAGCATCGAAATTTTTTGCGTGCCTTGACCGTGCAGGAAAGCGACGGTGACATAGTCACCAGAGGCAGCATCGATCTGCGTGATGCCATCGACCGAGCCGGCCGTAGCAGCGAGACCGACACCGCGATTGTTGGAGATGACGACCGCGCGGAACGCGGTCAGAGCGCTGTTGGCGACGAAGGTGCCTGCGCCGAGATATTGAGTAGCCATGTTATTTTTAGATTAGAGTTTGATCAGTTCGCCGGCCTGCACGCGCGAGCGGAAGGAAGCGTATTCAGTTGGATTGTTTTTCACCGAGAACGAGATGGCGGCAGCCTTGTCGCCTTTGAGTTCGACGCACTTCGCGGCGACGAGGGTCTCAAATTTCGACTCGACCTTCGCAGGCGCAGCAGCCTCGGCAGAGACCGAAGCGACAGCAGGAGCGCCAAAGGTCTTGGCGAATTCCTTCAGCGCAGATTCAGCAGCGAACTTAGCCGCGAGTTGCACCGCTTCGGTTTGAGCGCTCATGGCAGCAGCCGCATCCGGCTTCTTGTCTTGAGGCGCAATCGCCTCGAGCTTCGTCATGCGCTCATTCATAGACATGATGGCCGATTCGATCATGGCCGCGATTTCTTTTTGCAATTCTGGATTCATATTTAGGAGTTCGATTTCAATTTCAGGCGGTTCCGATCCGATTTGAATCGTATCGGTGCCAGTATTATCGGTCTGAAGTTGATTCAGTTTCCGAGAAAAGAAGCCTGCCGGATTCGCCGCAGGGTCGCTCACGATGTCTACGGAATAAATTTCCGAGCATCGTTGCAGCATTGTCTTCTTGTCCGAGGACATTTCACTCGGACCAGAAAACGCAATGGACAGTCCGAACGTGTCAGGAATCTTGTTCGCGATCTCCAGTATGTAATTCCGATGCGGAGATGACTGGAGCAGATTCAAATCACCGATCAGTTTTTGGCCGACGATGCTGAAGTTATCGATGTAACCAACGATATCGCCGGCGCCAGAGTTGTGATTCAGATTCACCTTGAGTCCGCCGGCATACGATTCCGCTGCGGTCTTGACCTGTTCCAAGGTCTTCGAGTCGATGACCACTTTGTGACCCAAGGCCACGCCCTCGGTGATCAGCGAGACACCACGAATGATGCCTTTGACCTCATCGATTACGCCGGCAGCCGCTGAAAATGAAATGATATCCGCCATCATTGTGATGGCTAACCGTCAAAACTACTTCGGCTCGGACTGTTCGAGACGCTTGGCCTCGGTCTCAATATATCTGGAAAGGCGGACGAGTTCGGCCTTGATTGCAATATCGGAAGGCGTGAACGGCTTGTGACTTCGCTTGTCACGAAACGTCAACAGACGAACGCGCTGTGCAATTCCTTCGAGCTGTCGAGCTACGCGTCGCAGACGAGCATCTGCGTGCCTCATTGCCGCTTTGACAGATAGATGATAACCCAGCCTATAACCGCAATGACCGACGCAACGGCGGATGCGATGAGCGCAGTTTGAGCGCCAACGATAGCTTTCCAAATCTCCAGTTTAGTGACTCGCCCGTTTGTCCGCTCCACCTGTGCGATGATTCGATCGGCCTTCCGGCACATCTCATCCTGAGCAGCCATAATGCGGCTCAGAGTTGCGTTGATCGAGTTGGGATTAAAATCCTCGGGATGATCGCTCATGGTTGGTAATTCACTTCTTCTGGTATCGTGCACCAAACCACCAGTACATCATGGTCCATGCGCCAAAATTGGTTTCGCTGGCTAGTGCCGAGCGTGTGTCGCCGACGCTCGTGAAGTAGACGGTGGCGATAAAGATCGCACCGACCCAAGTCAGTCCCGGTCGCGTAGCGCGAGAGAACGCATCCACGACGAGGTAAAGATTGACGATGACCGGATGCGCGTTCGCAGGAATCGCGATGGCGCCTTGAGTCTTCTGCGACTCGGTGAATGCCTTCCATGCTTCGGTCTTCTCCGCAGACTCCGTGCGCGCTTGCATCAAGCGGATCTCGATGTCCGCTTCCTTGCCCTTGCGGAACGTGTCGAACCACGAGGTCGCGATGTGCAGCACCGACCCGAAGATGCCGCCGCCAATCGCTGAGGAGAAGAAGTCGAAGATCGAGGTCATGACTTGTTTATCGTCGCGGTCGATGTCGGCTTGTCTATTGCCAGCACGCCGTTGCAACTGACGTTCCATTCGTTGCCGGTGCGCTCACTGGTGCATGGGACGTTGATCGAAAAGTGCTTGAACAGGTATTCCTTTTGCGCCTTTTCGCCCTCAAATATACGCCAGACATGGTCAAGTGTCCCGCGACCGGGTTCGCCTCGGCTCTTGTTGAATCGAATGATGTATTTCATACGACCTCAACCGGAGTTGAACACGTCTTTGCTAGATTGTATCCGACGCTCAAATTGAAATGCACGAACTTGATCGGCTTGTCCGAACCATGTCGGCCGAATGAATGCGGCAACCACGCATTTGTGATGAGCATGAGTCCCGGCTCTGGCACAAAGTTGATAGCATTACTCGCCGGAGTTGCTATGCTCATGTCTTGCTCCGGCAGATTGATCTGCACCTTGCCGCATCGCGGGTCGTGAAACATGGCCCGCGAACAGCCCTCTGGTGTCTCTAGGAAATAGAACCCGACCAGTTGATGGCCACCGCCGTGGACGTGCCGTTCCATGAACGAATGCTTGTGGTGCTTCTGTGTCCACATTGCGTCAAGGGTGACGTTGAAGTTATCCATCGCGTAACCTTGGCTCTGCAATATTCCCCAAGCGTTGTGGCCGACGTAGCTGCAAAAATCCTTTACACGCGAGTCACCAGCGAAACTTTCAGTCTGATGCAGCGGGTATAGCTCATGCACATCGTTACCGATCTTGCTCAGTAATTCATCGGAGACTTCGCTCACGGATGCGATGAACTCCGGCTTCTTGCTGGAATAAATCGCAGACGGGAAGTAATTGAACGTAAAAAACTCCGGCTGCTTTACCGGCTCCTCCACCTTTGCTTTGCGTTTCTTAAACATCGAGCTTCACCCAGTTGGTTGAGGATTCATCCCAGCGGTATCGGCCTTCTGGCCTTGGGACCGGAGCAACATACCTGAGTCCGTCTTCGCTGGCCACCCAGCTCGGGAAAGGAGGAACACTAGACTCGACCCACTCGTTTGTCTCTCGGTCGAACTTGTATGGGTATGCACCTTTGACCGTCGGTCGCGGCGGCTGAATTGGTCGCAAGGTTTCTTCGTTCAGCGTCCAGTTAGGCAGCAGGCTTGCCCGTGCTTCAGCAATCTTAGCCGCCTTTTCTTCGGCTGTCATCGGGCGAACGTGGTGAATGTCCGTGTAAACGCCGTCCACCAATTCGTAGACGCACTCAGCGCAGACCTCAAACAGCCCTGCGGTTGGAGGAGCAACACGGACGAACCTCGCAAACTCAGGAGGCAGATTGTCGGTGTCTATACCGGGAAAAGCCTGCCGAAAGTTATCACCAAAAATGGGATGCTCGAAGGCTCTGCCGTCTTTGACTCGTATGTATAGTTCCATTATTCGTCTGCTGTTCGAGTTGACGGGAAAGACCTAGCGCATCCCGGCCAGATGATGCGGACTGCGCCGACTCGCCCAAGGCCGGAAGTGCCAGTACCGGATGATACCACACAGCAGCCACAATAAAGCGTGTAGCATCCCCCAAGACCACCACCTGCACCATATAAACCGCCAGCACCTCCAGCAGGTGTATTATATGCGTAACCAAGCCCTCCGGTGCTTCCAGTAACACCTCCGCTGCCTCCTCCACCTCCTAAACCTCCGGCACCAGCAGTAGCGCCAGCAATACCACCGGCTCCGTTTGCTCCACTCCCTAAGATCCCAGTCCCGCCGCCGCCACCCGAGCCACCAGTAAATAACATTAATTGTGGAGCAAAGCTTGCACAAGAACAATTTTGACCGTCACCGCCGCCGCCACCGGCACCACCAGCACCAGCAGTGCCGCTGCCACCGGCACCATTACCGCCAGTACCTGAGTAACCGCCAGCACCGCCACCGCCAGATCCTGAGCCAGCACCACCGTTACCGCCACCGCATCCTGCAAATGTGCCGCCGAGGCCGCCAGCCGCAGTGTAGCCACCGCCGTTGCCAAGCGCCGCAAAACCACACGCATTGGCAATACTATCTCCCACGCTATAACTTGAACAGGTACGAGGTCTGCCTCCGCCAACGGTCATAGAATACGAGTTTCCCGGAATTACTGTTTTATTATTCCGGTATCCAAGACCGCCACCGCCAGATCTGCCTCCTCCAATAGCGATCATAGAAACTTTAGTTACACCAGCAGGCGCAACCCATGAGTAAGTGCCCTCAGTGGTGTATGCTTGCTGGCCTGTAACTGGCCCAGTCTTACCACTCCACCCAAACGCCTTAGCCGACGCCGCACCTCGTGTAGTAATCGCTGGCATGGTGTCGTTTATTTGAACTGAGTCTGGCTGGCGAACACGATGAACGTGCGATCCGCCGTCTTGGTGATGGTGTAGGTGTAGATGTCCCAACTTGAGGCATTGCCAGCAGACCACGCAGTGCCGCCTTGGTATTTCGGCGTCACCGTGGTGCCATCAATCTGAAGCACGTTATTATAGTAGGCGGTCGCACCTGTTGCTACGATGTGAACACAGGAGATGGTCTGCCCGACATTGAGATAAGAGTTTAACGAACGCGCTTTTGAAAACGTAATGTTTAGCGTCCAGTTGGCAGTCGCAGAAGCACTGGCGTATATGACCGACTGGGAGTTGATCTCGTAGATAATCGTTCCAGTGGCCGCGACTCCGGTGATGGTCGTAGGCTCAACCGCACTCGTCAGCGCAGCCCTGACCAGCGTAGGCTGGACAACCGGATTGTAGGTGAATGCTGAAGAGACCGTTGGCATTTTTAGTAGGCTCCGCCAAACGCTGTGACCTGCAACGCAGTGCCAGCCGCAGTGGTAGTCACGGTCGTAGAGGCATAAAGCGCAAACGCCGCAGGTAGCACAAGAGGTGCCGGGAATGTGTAGGTCGTGGTAAACGCCGCTGCCGTGGTGCTTGGCGTCACTGCGGTGACCGCGATTTCAAGAATCATAAACGCGGTCGTGCCGTCCCAAAGCCAGATGTCCACGAGGTTGGCAGCGTTGATAGTCGAGATGCCTGTGCCAGCAGCGTTCACTTGGATCGAATCGATCCGCAGTCCGTTGGTGGAAACGGGAACGAATGCCGTGATGTTAGCACCGGCCAGCGATGCGGTAGCCGTGGGCGCACGGGTCGTGCAGGCGGTCTGCGCCACCAGCGTCAGCGTCTTGGCATACGGTGTCTGTGCGAAGATAGGTGTAGATGTAACGGCCATAAATTAAAATCCTCCAAAGTTATTTGCTAAGAAAATGTTGCTGCCTGTTGAGGCTGAACTTGAGCCAGCAGCAATCGTGATTGCTCCGCTTCCGTTGGTAATTGTTATGCCAGAGCCAGCCGTCAAAGTTGCTTTTGTCAGTGTATTTCCGGTCGTGTTGCCGATGAGCAACTGGCCATCGGTGTATGTCGTCTGACCTGTTCCGCCCTTCGCCACCGTAACTGTATCACTCAGAGTCGACCCAGCCGCCGTGACGGTGATCGCTGCACTCCCGTCAAAATTGACGCCATTGATCGCGCGAGGAGTAGCGAGAGCCGTGGCTGTCGCTGCGTTGCCCGTGGTAGAGCCAGACGAGCCGCTGGCATTGCCGGTTAAATTCGCGGTGATTGTGCCAGCGGTGAAATTACCAGAAGCATCGCGGGCAACAATTGCAGAGGCAGTGTTGGCTGACGCTGCCGTCGTCGCGCTGTTTGAGACTTTAAGAGCAGTCGCAATTGTATCGAGCTTCGTGTCGGCAATTGCGGCGGATGCATTGATGTCTGCGTTCACGATAACGCCTGCTGCGATTGCGGTGGCATTTCCGACGCTCGACACATCGCCAGTCAGATTCGCATTCGTCGTTACGTTTCCAGCCGTCAGTCCAGCAGCCGTGCCGGTAATGTTCGTGCCGACAAGTGATGCTGGCGTGCCAAGTGCCGGACTAGCTCCAAAGGATGTCAGCGAGGATGCGGTAACACCGGAAGCAAGAGTCGCGCCGGTGAGCGTGCTAGCGTCTGCCGTGATAGTGATTGCCGCAGTCCCGTCAAAGTTAGTTCCGTTGATTGCGCGCGCCGTGGCCAATGCTGTTGCCGTCGCCGCGTTCCCGGTCGTCGAGCCAGACGAGCCGCTCGCGTTGCCGGTGAGATTCGCGGTGATCGTCCCGGCGGTGAAATTACCGGACGCGTCACGCGCAACGATTGCCGATGCCGTGTTGGCCGATGCTGCGGTCGTCGCTGAATTGCTGACCTTCAGCGCAGTCGCAATCGTGTCCAGCTTGGTATCGACGATCGCGGCACTCGCATTGATGTCCGCATTGACGATCACTCCAGCAGCGATTGCCGTCGCATTGCCAACGCTGGTCACATCGCCAGTGAGATTCGCGTTCGTGACTACGGTTGCGGCATTGCCGACGCTAGTGACACCTCCAGTGAGATTCGCATTTGTGATCACGGTCGCAGCGTTGCCGATGCTCGTGACACCTCCGGTCAAGTTTGCGTTCGTGACGACCGTGGCAGCGTTACCGACGCTGGTCACGCTACCAGTCAGATTTGCGTTTGTCACCACCGTGGCCGCAAAGCTGCCGGTGCCGCTGCCAGTCACGCCTCCGGTGAGCGTGATCGTCTGGTCGCCGGTGTTAGCTCCAGAGACCGAGGTCGTGCCGGTGACTGCAAGCGTCGGAGTCGATGCGCCAGAGACCACGACGGAATTGACCGAGGTCGGCACGATGGCGCCGAGCGTCAGACTGATGGCCGGCGTGGTCGTAGATGTCGCAACGGTGCCGGAGACTCCGTTCGCCGTGGTCACCGACACGCTCGTGACTGTGCCGCTTCCTCCAGCCGCGACGAAGGAAGTGTTCGTGCCGTCGCTCTGAAGCACCTTGCCGCTCGCTCCGACCTGCGACGGAAGCAGCGCGTTCAGCGCATCATTCGCCGTCGTCTGACCCGTGCCACCCTTGGCGATGGTCACCGTGTCCGAGAGGGTCGACCCGGCAGCCGTTACAGTAATATTCGCACTCCCGTCGAAGCTCGTGCCGTTTATCGTTCTCGCAGTTGCAAGCGCGGTTGCGGTCGATGCATTCCCGGTCAGCGCAGCGGTGATCGTGCCTGCGGTGAAGTTGCCAGACGCATCACGAGCCACGATTGCGGAAGCTGTATTCGCCGACGCCGCAGTCGTGGCAGAGTTCGAGACCTTCGACGCGGTCGAGATCGTCGCGAGCTTCGTATCCACGATGGCCGCGCTTGCGTTGATATCAGCGTTGACGATCACGCCCGCTGCAATCGCGGTGGCGTTCCCAGTGCTCGTGACATCGCCGGTCAAATTTGCGTTCGTGACTACGGTCGCTGCAAAGCTGCCCGTGCCACTTCCAGTGACTCCACCAGTCAGCGTGATGGTCTGATCGCCGGTGTTCGTTCCGCTCACCGCGGTTGTGCCAGTAACTGCAAGCGCCGGCGTCGAGGAACCGGACAGAGTCACGGCGTTGACGGTCGTCGGCGTGATTGCACCGAGCGTCAGGCTGATTGCTGGCGTCGTCGTGCTGGTCGCGACCGTTCCCGAGACACCGTTTGCGGTCGTGACCGAAACACTCGTCACCGTGCCAGAGCCGCCTGCCGCAGTGATCGTAATCGATCCCGGTGCGTTCGCGATCGTGACACCGCTGCCGGCGGTCAGCGTTGCCTTTGCGAAATCTCCGTTTGAGCCGATGAGCAACTGTCCATCGGTTGACGCTCCGACGAGATCCAGAATTGAAGTGACGCCGCCACCGCCGCCGCCCGTGCCACGCGCTGCGCTTAGAGTCCACGCAGATGTGTTTCGCGATGGCTTATCCTTGTTGTCATCAGTGTTCGAGACGTAGGAATCGCCATTGTATGCAACGAGGTCGAGGCGCTGATATCTTTCGCTCGCCTGCCACTTGCCTCGCGGATTCAAACCCTTCGGCTCGGCAAATTCTTTTCGCAGTTGGTCAATCTGATTGGCTCTTGGAAACCGTGAAAGCTCGTCGATGACGATTGATTTTACCTTGGACGGAATCTCCATTGCCGCCGCAGCGATCAAGTCTTTCGCCTGCTGTTCGATTTCCTTCGTCTTGTTTTTTTCCGCCAGCAGCACCGAGTATTTCGCGGCCGTGGTTCGTTCCAGATTGCGAAGCAGTTCGTCAACTTTTTCGGTCAGATTGATTTCTATGGAATCTGCCAACTCGCCTGATTTGTTTTTCGCAAATTCCTCAAGCTCGCTGCGAAGTTGCGGCTCGATCACCTCGAGGTTTTTTTCAATTTCGTCCGTCAGAAATTGCCGCATCTGCGGAAGCTGCTCGACGAGTTCTTTCAACTCGGTTCGCTGAATTAGAGCCAGTTCAACCAGACGTTCGATTTTGAGTTGGGTATCCATCGATGAATTGATCAATTCGATTTCTCGGTCTGAGTCGAACCGTCAGGAGTTGATGTGGCCGGCCTTGAAAAATTGATGAGTTCTGCGATGCGACTGGCTTCTTTGACTTGATCAGCCTGCACATCGAGTCGCTCAACGATTTTTGTCGCCCACGAATATCCTTCGTCTCCGCCCCAGCCCATCCACGCCTGCCATCCGCGACCCTGCTCGCTCCACGTCTCGCCCTTTTTATCGACCTCGTGACGATCAAAGAATGCCTTCATGCGCTTGACGCTATCCACTGAGAGCGGACGCTTGTTCATGATGTCGCGCGCGCGTGCAATTCCTACGCTGGTCATTCCGCGTTGAGACGGTGGCTTTGATGCGCGCACCTCGAGCGAGCGCTTCGCATTCTGCACCATCGCATCGGTCGGAATGTAACTGTCGGTTTCGAAATTGATGGTGACGCAGTCCGATTCGAGCGCGACGTCCTTCTTCGGTAAGTTGGCGACGCTGGCTGAAACTGATTGGGCTGCTTCCTTTGCCATGCCAGCAGAGATCATAAGCGACTGCGCGGATTCTGGAGTCAGATCGCCCTTGCGAAGATTCTCAATGATCGCGAGCACCGCCGCAATTTGTGCGCCGTTTAACGGAGCAATCTGCGCGGAGATGTCTGGGAACGCTTCAGCACCGGCGACATCGCTCGGAACGGCATCACCTGATCCACCGCTTCCGCCACTTGAATCAACCTGCGCCGCTGCTGCTGCCGCTCCGACGTTGTCGCCTGCCGCTGCCGCCGCCGCTGGCGTCGAAGGAAGCGAACTAGTCACGAGACGAATCGACGTTTCCGGCACGCCGTATTTCGTCGAAAGTTCCTTGATGAAGCTCGCCTCGATTGCGATCTGCTCGAGCCGCGAGAAAGCGTCGGTGCCTTCTTCGCTCGCGATCTCTGCCAAGCTCTTTGCGCCTTGCCGATTCTCGTTCAGATTCGCCGCAGACTCGCGACCGACATCGATCGATAGCTTGGCCGGGAATCTCCACTCGCCGGCAGTCGCTCGACGCAGCGCCTGCACCATTGTCTCGCCGGCCTTCAGGCTTGGCGCAGTTAAATCTCCGCGAGCGATTGCGTCGATCAGCACCGCGTTTTTGATCGGGTCCAGAACCTTGTCCACAAGCACGCCCTGATGACGCGTGAACACGCGATCAGCCGCAGCGAATTCTGCGCGCACGCTCGGACCTTGGTAACCTTGCGAACCGAAAAGCACCGCCTGCGGTATTCCGACCGCGAGCGAAATCTCGTGCATGAGATGCTGCACGAATCCGGTGAACGCCTGCGATGGTCGCGACGGCATGACCTCGATTTTGTCCGCGTTGCCGAAGTAACGAATCATGCCGACATCGCTGAGTTCGTTCTGCTGCTGCTGCCCGTTGCCTAGCGTGACCGCTGGATTCGGCGTAAAAAGATTGCGTGGATTCGCCGTGCCACGATCCGAAAATACAAGTGCAGCCTGCTGCGACGCAAAGCGCACGCCAGCTTTTTCAGCCTCGAGAATTTCATAAAGCGAGCGAGCGGTGCGGATGCCAGAATGAAAGTCGGTGACGCCGCGGTATTGATCGACGCGGAACGGGTCAAAGTAGTGGCAGAAATTAGCCGCCGGAACGTCCTCTGGATTGAAGTAAACGCCAGAGCGATCGACTCGGAAGATTCGATATGCAATCGGCTCGCCGAAATCGTTTGTCACAATCCCTTGGTAATAATTTTGCCCGACGTCCGATTGCATATTCGGATTTCCAATGCGAGTCGCCGGAACGAGCTGAATCTTCAGACCTTCGCCGGCGCGCCGAATCACGAATCCGCAATCGCCATCCACCGGACGTTCCTCTGCCGCGAGCTGGATTAACTTTTTGAACGAGTGCCTGCCGGTAACGTCCGCGCTTTTGCACCACGCGTGAAAGTATTCGGAGACCTCCGCGTTGTATTCGCGGTCACCAGTCATCGGCGAGTATTCGGTCGGCGTGAGATTGATGCCGAAGACACGAGACGACGCGCGGATCTCTGGCACGTTCTCCACCAGATCGCGAGCTTCCCACATCATGATGATGCGGTCGCGAACCGTCTGCGGTGACTCGCTGACCTGTCCGTATTGCTTCGGATTGTAGAGTCGATTCGTCCTCGCCGCGTTATACTCGAAGAGCGCCTTCGTCACGCGCGACTCCAGCCGGCTCAATCCCCAAGACGGCGCGACGTTGTCGATGGCTTTATCCAGCCACGTTTTATTGGCGACAATTTGCGACGGGTCGAAGGTTTCCATTTTCAGTTTCCGTTAAAGCTAACGAACGTGACGTCGGTGGTATCGCCGGCAACTACATCGATCGCGCTCATGATCTGCCCGAGCATCCGATTGAGCGCAGTCAGATCCGCGCGCGTGACGCTTTTGCCGTTGAGCGAATAGCTTGAGTTCAGCAGCACCGCTTGAATTGCGTCAAGCGTCTTGGTCTTTAGCGTTTGCAGCGTTGCCGCATCGAGGTCTTGGAACGGATTGTCGTTAGCCATCTAAACCGCGCGAATCGTCAAATTGACGAATGGACTAACTAGGCCACGGCTTGCGGGACGTGATAGCGAATCAGACCAGCAATAGTCGCTACGCATAGCATCATCGCCGAAGTGTCCAGACCGTGATTCGGCGCGTTGCTTTTGACCTCGCGCCATTCCCAGACGCCGGTGCGGATCTCGACCTTGTGCTCACCGCGGATGTGCTCGAGGTAGATCGGATTAACGTCTGCCGGCAATTCCCACTTCAGATCGCCTCGGCCTTCGAGAGCAGATGAAAGCACGTCCTTGAAGTAGTCGCCGCTCCAGTTGTAAAAATAGACGTCTCCGCCTCGGTAGTCGCTGACCTGCGGATCGGAGAATGGATAGTTCACGAGCTGACCGGTGTTCTCATCTCGAAGCGGCCACGTCCTGCGAGCGAAACCTTTCATGGAGCGCCAGCCGAAGTCTGCTGAATCGCGGTCCACGTCGCTCGGTCGGTATCCTCGGTCCTGCGCGACGCATCCGTCGGAGACCTTAAGCCGGTGCTGAAGCGCTCGAAGCTGGTCGCGCGTGTCCACTCTGCCAAAATAAAGCTGACGGTATCGCGGACCTTCTGAGGTCGAGAACGCGCCGACCTCGACCCACCAGTGATCCTGCTGCCGGTCGATGGTCATGAATCGTCCGACCTCGTTCGGTATCTCCTCGGCGCCTGCGTAGTCGGTCACCTTGTAATCCGACTTCCCGAGGAAGATGTTCACGACCTTTTTTTCCACAATCCACGGCAGCGCCTGCCGCTTGGTCTTGAACTCTTGGCGCAGCCTGTCGTCTCCGGTGCGCTGCGCGTGATTCTCAGCCTGAACGAACTCCTCCACGAGCATCCGCATCGGTCGCGCGACCAGTGCCTCCACGCGAAAACTCTGCACCTCCTTTGGCGCTGTCGGATTTTGCGGAACGTAGATTCCTGAGCGTTTCCAAGCCTCGCGCGTCGTGTCCGCGTCTGGACTCTCATGACCACAATGGATGCAGCGGAATCGGCAGGAATCGACTGCCTTGGCTACATCCCAAGTGTCGTCGTCACGCTTGGCTGTGCGGTCCCAAACGACGCCGGCATATTTGCCTGCTTCGCTCGTCGTCTGCGCGAATTGAATCGGATGAATCTTCGAGCACGCTGGACACTTGGCCGACCACTCTTGCTGGTTGCCGGTGCGGTAGCTCGTGTCCTCCACGTTGCCAGTCTCGGCGTCCATGATCGGCGCTTGGCTTATGTTGTAAATCTTCGAGCGTCCGACCTCCTCGAACTTCGAGACGCGAGCAATGGCGTGCGCGTAAATCTCCTGCCAGCGCGGAAGCCAAATCTCGTCGTTCACTTTGTAACGAATCGACTGCGACTGCTGCGAGGAAAGCGACGCAGCGTTCATGACAAGAAAGAATCCGCCGAAGTAAATTTCGGTAGTCATGCGCTGCGGACCTGCACGCGGAAGCATTGCGGCCACTGGCCGGCAGCGTTCAATCAAAGGATTCAACCGCGACTTCGCGTGTCGCTCGACCATCTCCTCGGTCTGCATCGTCCACGAGATCGGACCAGCGTCATTCGCGATGAGCCACGGCACCCAGATGTCGGCCACGAGCGTGCCGCCGATCTGCACCGCCTTTCGAAAATGCACTCGACGCACCAGCGGATTCTGGAGTGCGTCGAAGATTGGAATCAGCCACGGAGTGATCCGCGCGTTGAACGGTCCCGGCGTCGCGTAGCTTTCCGGCAGCGTGATGTGCCGGCGCGCCCAGTCGTAAATCGGCGAGCGGTCTGGCTGCGGCAGGCGCAGCTTAGAAAGGATAGCGTCGGAAGCGGTCAAGGTTTCATGATCGATTCTGTTAAAGTCTCAATCGGCTCCCAAGCAAACTCATCGACGAACCAGCACCAAGGTTTATGCGAGGACATCTTGCAGCGATACGGAGCATTGCACGCTTCGATCCAGCCTAAGATTTCAATTTCAGTGTCCTCTCCAATAGTGCCGATCACAATTCGATTTTTGTCTATGTCTCTCGGAGTCACTTTACAGTAGGCTCGATTTCTTGCCCATCGCACGTCGATTCTCGTCCCATCAATATCTGGGACTGAAAACACATCGACTCCAAGCTCGGTATCAATTCCAAGCGCAACTGATACGGCAAGTTCCGCGCAGGCAGCGTGTCTATGATTATCAAGCAACTGTCCTGCCCATTGCTCTGCAAATGCCGGTTTGCTGTTTCTCCGTTCTGCGCTGCGTTGCCTCGCCTCGCCTTTTGATTTTGCCAACAAAATCTGACTGTCAGTGAGTCGTATTTTCATGGCTTACGTCTCTCGACTGCGCCAGCGCCTCGCCCTCGAACTGCGAGATGTTCGCGTTGATGACCTCGCGGATCTCTTCGAGGATGACGCCGCCTTCCATGTTCGCCTCGGCAGCGTTCTTGCCGACGACGCGCGGTCCTAGCTCAACCTCCAGCTTCAGCCGCAGCAGCAGGTCCAGCTTCTGACCCAGCGTAACCAGCATCGCCTCGACCACGTCGCGGTCAATCCCGTCGCCG